ACTTTGAAAGTGAGTATGTTGTTTATGAGGGGGATAAAATCTATGATGCGGCAAAAGAAAATTTAGAATCACGAATTGAGGAATCTGGTTTTGACACATTTAGAGAATGGGTTTGGGAAAATCATATTGATGAAAGATATACGAGGGACTATCTTTATGAGGACTATAGTGAATACGTTAGAGAAAGCCCTGAAGATTGGAATATAACTAAAGAATTTACCAAACAACAAAAACAATATTTAGAAATACACCAAGCAAATATTGATAGACTAAATCAAAAACTTGAAGATGGTGGATTAACCGATGAAGAACAAGAAGAAATTGAAAGTGATATTTACGACTACGAACAATTAATAGAAGACATCAAAGAAAACCCTGAAGGTGATTATGATGAACAAGAAATTGAAGATACCATAGAAGGTATGGTTGACGACAATGTTGATAATATTTTTAGTTTATTAAGAGATAGAGGTTATGATGGACATGCACTTTTAGATTTTGTTGATGTTGATGCTGCGATTGATTATGTAATTAGAACTGATGGATATGGAGATACTTTAAATAGTTATGATGGAATGGAAGATTCGTATACCATCAACGGAGAGGAATATTACGTTATGAGATATAACTAATCATTTACACTCATTAAAAAAACATCTATTTTTTACCTAAAACATTTTAATGAAAACTGACTGGTTATTCCAAGACCCAATAGATTTAGAACACAAACAATTGGTTCTTTTAGGTTATTTACAAAAATTAGAAAAAAACTTAAACAGTTTCAAATTGTACCCACAGTTTCAAGAAATTTCATTACATCTTGCAAGTATTAATTTATTAATTGAAAAAGGGCAAATATTAACACTTAATAGAAACCTTAAAGATCCTGATGATGAAATATTAATATCAGATTTAATACCTGTTGATTGTCCTTTATTAACAAAGGAAGAAATATTAGAAGTGTACCAAGTCTGTAAATATTCGTCTGTAAAACTTACCGATTACTTTAATCATGCAAGGGCAATTTGGGATATTGTAAATGACACAGTATCGATAGATCCGGTACAAAACAAAAAAAATATTGAACCAAAACAAGGACTTTTCTTTTTAGATTATAACGATAAAACATTACTTTATGAGTTTATAGTAAAACCAATTAAAAAAGGAAATCTTGAAACAAAATGTCATATTAAAAAAATCGCAGAATGCGAAAGAGAAGAGTTTGAACAAAAATTAAAAGAAGTAAAAAAACCACTAATTAAAAACTTACAAGATCCCGAAGTACATAGTAATCTTATATTGTTTACTGTTAATCACAACAACAATTACCCACTAAAAGAAACATTACTTCCGATTGCAAAAAGAAAAATAATGAACTACATGATCCAATCAAAAATTATCAAACACAAAAATTTGACAAATAAAATATAGTTTGATATTATTGAAATAAAAAAAGTCATGGTAGTAAAACAAAGATCATTAAACGAGTTAAGACAAGAAAAAGAGTTTGGATACAAAAATCCTGTAACTAAAACTAAAAAAATTGATGTTGATTCAAAACACATTATTGGGTTAATGAAAAAATATCCTAATGACGGCGATTTAGGTAAACACGTAAGAAGTTATTTAATCCAACTTGGAATTTATGAGTAACGAACAAGTAAATCACCCTGAACATTATGGTGGTGAAACAAACCCATATGAAGCAATTAAAGTAATTGATGCTTGGGGTCTTGGGTTTAGTTTAGGAAATACCGTAAAGTATATTTCAAGAGCCGGTAAAAAAGAAAAAGATAAAGAGTTACAAGATCTAAAAAAGGCGTTGTGGTATTTACAACATCATATTGATATATTAGAGAAAAAATGATAGAAACAGGAAAAATTATAAATGGTGATTGTGTTGAGGTAATGAAAACATTACCTGAAGGTTGTATTGATTTGATTGTAACCAGCCCTCCTTACGGAGTTGGGATTAACTACGATGTCCACCAAGATGATGTTGAGTTTGAAGATTACCTTGTTTTTGCTAGAAATTGGTTAACAGAAGCATATAGGGTATTAAAAGATGATGGAAGAATTGCTCTTAATATACCATATGAAGTCAATAGACAAAAAAAGGGTGGTAGAATTTTATTTGTTTCTGAAATGTATCAGTTAATAAAAGAAATTGGTTACGGATTTTTTGGTCTTGTTGATTTAGAAGAAGATGCCCCTCATAGACTTAAAACAACTGCTTGGGGGTCTTGGATGTCGCCGTCATCACCATACATATATAACCCAAAAGAGTGTGTACTTTTAGCATATAAGAAAAAACATATTAAAAAAGTAAAAGGTGAACCACAGTGGAAAGGGGTCCCTACTGAGATCGAACAAGAAGATGGGACTATTAAGAAAAAAGTGGTTTACGATGAGGTAGATAAAAAAGAATTTATGGATTTAGTATTTGCTCAGTGGAAATACTTTGCAGACACTAAGTCACTCACCAAGGCGACTTTCTCAATGGACATACCAACGAAGGCAATAAAGATATTATCATATAAAGATGATATAGTATTGGATCCATTTGCTGGTAGTGGCACTAGTTTAGTTGCTGCAGAGATTTTAGGTAGAAGATGGTTAGGAATAGAACTCTCACCAAATTATACAGAAATTGCAAGGACCAGAGTAGAATACTTTAAAACACTAGAAATTTTACAAGAAACCCCACCATTATAGTTTTTTTTTAATTTAAGTTATATTTATAATTAAAATCAAATTATGAAAAGAATTGTAAAATTAACAGAAAGAGATTTATCACATATTGTTAGACAAATCATTAAAGAAACTGAGGAAGAGGGTAACAATACCGGATATGGTAGACCAAAAGATTCGTCATCTGATTTTACACCAAATAGTGATGATGAAATGGCTTCTGTTGGAAAAACATATGGTGAAATAAGAAGAGGAGCACCTAGTTATAATTCAGAACTTGTGAGCTCTGGACAAGGTAATGAAACTGATGCTGAATTTTTAAATGAATTAATGATGCTAGTTGGTAAATATAATATTGTAGGATTTGACAATTTAGTACAAAAAGTTAAAGATTTAACCGCTAAGGGATTTAGGTTTGGTTTTTATGCCTACCGTAATTAATATTTATTTAAACTTAAAAAACAAAAAATAAGAAAAAATATTATTTTACTTAAAATTAAATTTAAAACAAACAAAACAAAACCCACCATTATAGTGGGTTTTTTATTTTAATGGGTATTTATTAATATGAAAAGAATTATCAAAGAATCGGGGATTAGAGACATAAATAACCTACTTAAAAGATACAAGGAAGCTAAAATATATTTTCACCAAGATTTAGATGGTGTTACCACAGGAATTGCAATGAAAAAATACCTTGAAAATCAAGGATTCAAAGTAGTTGATTGTGAAATAATACAATATGGTGAAAAAGAATGGGCAATTAAAAAACCAGAAGGGGAAGGAACAATAATGCCGGTTCTTGTTGATTTTGCTCACGGAAAACCAATGTTTGAAATACATACAGACCATCACGACTCACAAGTCGGTGTTGAAAAAGAAACAAAAACTAGTTTCAAACATTCAAGATCAAATGTTGAAACAATTTCTCAAACAATATCACCAAAAGATTTATTTAAAGATGAAGATCTATTCGTTGTATCAACCATTGACTCTGCAAATTTTGCGGCAAATCAGATTACAACAAAAATGGTAATGAATTTTATTTTTAAATACGATAAGGACCAAAGTTTTAGAAGAAATAAATTGTTAATGGGTCTTGTTTTAAATAAACTGCTTTTAGCCTATAAAAATGATAAGGTTGATGGTAGAGATTTACTTGAATACCTTGTAATGAAATGTGAACCATCATTGGAAAACTTATACAATACATTAACAAAGGTGGCAAAAGAAAAAGGATTCGCTAGTGCGGAAACTATGCAACAAAATCAAAAAAAATATATTGAAGACAGATCAAAAGAAGGGGTAATACAAAAAGAAGGTGGGGTACTTTATCAATTTGGTTTAGGATCAATGAAAAAAGGTTCATATGATAGATATACACCATTTGACTTAAATCCTGATGCTGACTTTTTGGTAACAGGACTCGGAGCTCCTGTAGGCTTGGTTCAAGCATCTTGTAACCCATATAAAGCGGATAGGGAACTTAAAGGGGTGGATTTAGGAAAAATAAAAGATGAGGTACTTTTAAGTTTTAAACCCGAACTTGAAAAAGTAATATTACCTTATAAAATAATTAAAAAGGTTTCTGAAAAAAAGGCAACAAAAGATTCTGTTGGGTTTACACAAAAAGATATGGACGCAATTTACGGGTCAATGCCTTCATTTGATCCAAAAACAAATACAATTAGCGCTTATGATTATTTAGTTGCAAATGCGGGTGGACATAAGTGTATAACTACTATTTCTGGTATTGGGTTTGTTTATAGTGGTTACGATAAACCATACACCAAAGACTTACCGGTAGAAGCAATACCAATTGCGTTTTACGAAGGGTCAAATACATTCATACAAGATATAAAACAAAAACTTTTAAGGTTTAGAAAACTTTCTGAAAAACAAATCCAAGCGGCCATTAGTGGAATGAAAAGAGAAGGTATTGATGTTGAGTCACTTGCAAACCCAAAACAAGGAAGAGGAACAACAGAACTTACAAAAGACATAAGAGATAAGTTTGTAGAAATTTTAAACCAAAAAATCGCCTCAGACAGTGAAACAATTCAAGAATCAAAAAGTAATGACACAAAAAAATATTATGTAGATAAAAGCAAACTTGGAGGTAAAGGTGTATTTGCAAAAAAAGATATTAAAAAAGGTGAAACTATAGGTTTGTTACATACTATTAAAAAAATGGGTTCAGATTATGATTTCACAGAACTTGGTAGAATGCATAATCACAAAGATGAACCAAGCTGTCATAACAAAAAAATAGATAATAAAAGATATTTGGTTGCTTCCAAAAATATTAAAAAAGGAGAAGAACTAACAACTGACTATAGGTTACAACCAGATTTAGAACAACCACAAGATTGGTTCAAAGGACTAAAAGAAAATGAAGAAAAAATGTGGCCACAAAAAGATGGTTATAGAACTTACAGCCCATTTAAAGATTTGGACTATATTATTGTTGATGGTAATGGAATTGATTGTGATAATATAGTTTATGATTTAATTTTAATCGGGAACAATGGAAGTTTTAAATTTTGTAAGAAAAACTCAGGTTCACATTATTTGGAAGGTGCCGATAGAGTAGTTGAAATACCTTTGAAAGACAATGAAAATGGTGATTACTTGTTGAATAATAAAAAAGTTTTAGTATGGTGGTTAGAACAAAAATTAAAAAATATTGACCTTAAAGGTGAAATAAAAAGAAAAATTTTTGATTTTTAAGTTTTTACAACATATTTATATTTACCTCTAAAAAAATTCATTTTTTTTTAAAAAACATTTGACTAATCTATATAAATGTTTTAGATTTGTAAAACAATTAGGAAACGACCTAATGATAAATTGAAATAATTTAAGACATGAGTGAAGATCAAGTTATAAATGAAATTTATGCTTACGTAAATAATAAAAATCAGAAAGTATTTACACCTAATGTTCAGTTCGCTGAAATTATGGCTAAAAAATATGGAACTATTAAAGTTTACGTAGAAAAAAACTAACAAAGTACTTGTCTAATTAAAAAAAAAGACTTAACTTTGTAAAACAAATCAGGAAAAGACCTGAAACGTTCTTTGAAAAACTAAAACCGACTGAAACGGTCGTCATAATTAATAAAAGTGAATTAACACCTCCCTTTCTTTAAGTGTGAAACTAAATTAAGTCATTGGGCCGTGTATGGTCCATTAAAATAAACCACGAAAGTGGGATAAAGTGAACCTAACGTGTAATGGGTTTGCGTCTTGGTG